TGTCGGTCTGAACATTTCAGCCTCTCCGTTGTCAAATGTCACATGCCCATAGCATTCTATTTTTGTAATAGTATGAAAGCCATTTTTGCTTTTACGATCATAATACTGCTTCCCATAACTACCACTGGTTTCTTTAAGAACCCTTACCTTATCGCCTACTTTGGCACCGAGGTTTTTTATTTCCTCTTTTAGTATTTGCTCCCGATAGTGTTCTACATCAATTTGAGAACTTACATATCTTCTCTCATTCCCGTCAATGGTTACAAGATAGAGGTCTTCAATAGGTTGATTTGTGCCACCCCTGTGATAAAGGTCATGGTATGCTAGCCATCCCGGAAACTCTTTGCCACAGTTTACATCGTACTTATCTGTGATTCGAACTGTTCTTTCACTCATATTTCAATACGTTTTACGTTAATTCAAATTCTTCCACATCACCAAGATGATGATCTATTTGTAGCCTAGTGAATAAGCTGTAAACCCACGAGTATTTTTGCAGCTCCTTTATTATTTCATCCTTTGCAATTTTCCCTTCCATGATGAATATTGACTTACTCCCACCGCGGGAATCATGCGCGCTGTAAGGAATACACAGCATTGTAACTCCACGATAGTAGACATACCCAATACCCTTGCATTTTTTCATGGCAGAGTACAAGGCATCGTCTGAATCTATTTCACCACCTATTCGGCACTGGTCTTTTACTGACATACTACCGCTTAGCATCGTGATGTGATGTCCGGGGACTCCTGTTGTACCGAAATACATTGCTATTGATTCTTTGCTCATTACTATTTTGTTTTTAATACTTATAATTTCCTTTGTAATACTTTTTATTGGTTCGCTCACGCTCTTCATCAGTGAGCTTTGCTTTCGAGTTGAGTTGCTCCAGATAAATCTCGTCCAACTCATAGCGACGAAGAGCGGTATGGTATTCAGCGAGCAGATCGTCGTACTCGGAAGCGGGGATATGGCCGGAACCGTTGTACAGGCGGTCGGTAATCGTATCAATTCGCTTGGCTGTCTCTGACATACGTTCGCTAATACGCTTTGTCTCTTGCTTTCGCAAGGATAAATTGTTATTGCTTATTGCCATACTACTTTATATTATCCGTAAACTCTTTGGTTTCCAAATACTCCTTGACCACTTCGCTGGCATACAGCTCTGAAAGACTGTAGGATACACGATCATTCTGAACATATCCCTTAATAAGCCCCTTCGATGCCCAGCGCTTAATAGTGCTCTTACCGCAACCAAGCTTTCTAAGTGCATCGGCCTGACTAATCAGATCGGCAGGCACGCTCTCTGTTAATGGTTTATGTTTTAGTTTCATGGCAACCTTACGAACGCCTACCAATCGCTCTAACCGGTTGATGCGTTGCAGTAAATTAGTCAACGTACGTCGTGATACAACGATCTGTTCTTCATCTTCCGGGAGAATGCGTTTGGGATTCGATTTCACATCGGGCTCTACCGCTCCGGGTATTAGTGCGTCAAGTCCGATCTTACCCGCCAGATATTGTGCTGCATCTCTGGCAGCAAAGAACATCGCTTCGTCTTTTTCAGACTCCGGTACATTGACGTAACGGTTGAATACCCATTTCTCATCGTGCCGACCGGTTAACACCTCAGCCTGTACCAAACTACCCGGATCGCCTTTCTTTTTCAAAAGAGCCACTGCGTGGTCTATTTCTCTCTTTGTTTTCATAACTAATTATTATTTTTAAGTTATTTGTTCTCTTTATGTAAGATGGCTTCGAGCTGCTTCTTAAAAGATTTTAGCTCATCGAGGCTCATCTTCGTAATATTCTTTCTGCAGGCGCTACGAGTGCGGGCGAATACATTGAGCTTCGCTTTGTTCATCTCGAAGTCTTCCGGGGTGTCAGTATCACAGTAATCTTTATTCAGGAAAGAGATTTTGAGCGACAGCCCATAGATTTCACCTACGAGTTTCTTGGCGGCAACACCGAGTTTCTTACTATTGTCTTCCTTCAACCCTGAGAGTATACGCCGAGCTTCGTCGAAGCTAAGTTCCTTGCTGCTGCTTGTTCTTCCATCGGTGAACTGTGCAACGAACCCGTGCCGTTCTTCATCATCAAAGCCCAATTTCGAGAAGCAAGACTGTAACGCGCGAAGTTGTTGCGGAGTGATGGTTTTGTTGACGATTGGTTTCATGTGATTATTTTTTTGATAATTTACGGTACCAGTACTCTTCTGCCTTTTCCGGCCAGATATCAAACTGCATGGTAGGCCCTTTGGAGCGTCCTTTGTTGAATGCCCGAAAACCTTCTACATAAACTTTCAGCGAGGCATCATACATTACGCTACGGGCAGAGCGACCATTGGGCAGTGTTCCGTCGGCATGACTGATAAAGATAATCAGCTTGTTGCGATGCTCTTCCTTGAAGAGGATGTACTGCTTATAATTCATCTGTGCATACTGAAAACTGTCTATCACTACCATATCAGGGGCTTTCTGCTTCTTAAGCCTAGCTGACAACTCATCAATCGGCTCGTTGTCGAGCAATNGGAATCGACGGTTGACCTCTGCCATCCCAAACTCGATAAGCGTGTTCTTCATCGTTAAACTGGCGCCCTCTTCGAGACTGTTATAGGCTACGCGACCAAAGCGACAGAGGTATTTGCAAAGCTGCATCACAAAAGAGGTTTTTCCGTTACCCGAGTTTCCCCATACGATCCATACACCCCGACGCTCCGGGCATCCGAAAGCATCATAAAATTTGCCCTCGAAAGGAAAAGAAGGAATCTTGGTCGTTAGTATCTCACTTACTGACTTGGCTCTTCCCATTACTCTTCTTCTCCTTTCTTGCGTTTTGATTCAATGATACGCTTGCGGGCATGCACCACCTTGCGTACTCGACGTAAGTCATTCTCGGATGCTTCGGCGTCTTTGAGCACTTTCTTTATTTCGGCTTCATCGGTCAGTCCGTTGGCTCGGCAGATGGCATAGATATCGTTTTGCGTTGTGGTGCATATTTCAAAGAAGCGGCGACCGATCCGGCTGTTGATCTCTTTATAACCTTTCTTATTGTACCGCAAACCATTTTCGATGCGACGCTTCATGTAGTCGGTACTCAAAAAGATAATACCCGCCCGGTTTTCCAATCGGTTATATATAGAGATAAAGTAGTACAGAACGGAGTCGGTCAGTTTGTCACCTTCATCAAAAATAAGTAGCGGATTGTTTAGAAATGCAATCATGGTAAGCGCATATTCGAGCATATCCCTCAAATTGGTACCATCGGTCGGTGCACCTACCTGACGGGCTATCTCACGCACGAAGTCGCTTTTGCGCATATCTTCGGAACAAAGGATGTAGTATACATTGCGGTGGTTCTTACGGTAGTTGATGGCGGCTGTTGTTTTTCCACATCCGGCATCGCCCACTATCCAGGTGACGTTCTTATAGAGTTGTGCATCGGTGAAAGTGAAAGTCAGATCGTTGAAAGCATTGCTCTCGTGTATCTGCCACTTCTCAAAGCTGAAACCAATCTGCGAAGCGATCTTGGTAAACATATCGTCTGAGATGTTGGCATACTTCGAATTGATGATTTGCGATACGGTAGCAGAACTGACGCCGTTCAAGCTCTCGCTGGCACGGTTGCGGGTAGGGTAATTATCGCAATAAGCACTCAGGGCATTGCGAATGGCATCTTTATCTGCGATAGTTAAATTTTTCATATTTAAATGATGTTTGAATGGTTATTAAATACGGTTTAATAGCGGTTATAGCGATCTACATCGTCAAAGGTGAAGTTGGATAGCTCTTTCGTGTATTCGCCCACATCGGAGAACTCCAATACCTGATCTGATTCTTCCGGCTGTTCGCTCTTTGGGGGCAACTGCACCGGAGGGATCAATGTGCCATCTTCATACTCTTCGCGGTATCCTCTCATCTTTTTATCGGACAGTCCTTTGGTCTTGGGGGTGTTGAGTCCGAAGTATTCAAGCGCAATACCTTCTTCTTTATCGAAGTTTTCCATCAGGAGCAACATGGCGGCACGGTTGGCTTTGCTGGCTTCTATCTGGGCGCGCATCTGAACTGTTTCTTCGTGTTCCTGATCCTGTATCGCTCTGTGAACACTGACTTTCGGAGTGGCGCCTGAGGCAAACTTTAATCCGTCTGCTGTTTCATACCACAATTCTACCAGAGTCATATCGCGCGGATCATACAGTACATGGAATTTCTGTCCGGTGTGTTTCATGGCAAACGATTCATCACGCAAACCATTGGCGCCATACACCTCGTATTCGTATTTCCGTTTGCCGATCTCGATGCAAAGGCCGCTGTTGGTATAAGTAATCGGCTTTTTGCTTTTAAGCCAGAACATCTGAATCATATCCAACTCTGTCACCGGAACCGTCAAGGGATTTTCGCTCATGGTGTACATATCCTGACGGCTGATACCGGTAGCCGGATGGGCGCTTTCGTTCCATTCGTTTCGACATTCGGCATACAACTGCTTCATTTCTTTGAGTGTAGGCAACTTGTCTACGTTGGCAAGTATCAACTCCATATTGGGGTGGCTGTTCTGCTTAGTGGCCGTTATATTCTGTCCCGTGAAGTTCCAGTACTTATGCAATATCTGTGTCTGAAACCGGCCGAATACCGATTCAATGGTTTTACTTTGTCCGCTATATGGGGCGGTAAAACGGTGCAGGCGACAAATCTTTTTAAAGAAGTCTTGTGCACTCAACTTTTTGTGTCCGCCCTGGTTGTCGTTTACGATCTCGTAAGGTTTCACCTTGGCTGTCTCCACAGCCATGCGGAATGCGCGGAACTGGCTGTCGAACTTCTCGCCCGGAGCGATATCGTAACCCAATAATACTTCGCTGTAAGCATCCATCACTTCGTACACACTGGTAGTGCATATCTTACCGCTTTCATTGCGGTAGTAGAGATTTAGCTTCGTACCATCTGAGTACCAAACAGAGTCGCGCAAGCTGGGTTGTTCTGTTTTGAGTAATGCACTGTACTTCTTGCGCCATTCGAGTTCACCGTGAACAATGGCAAACCAAAGCGGCTGTATGGCCGGGCTGAATAGGAAATTCCGAACGCTTGTAGGGCTTTTAAGCTGTTCGAGGCCACGGAGTGTTGCCTGGTGGTTGAACTCTTCGAATATCTGCATCTCGGTGTAAACGGGAACGCGGCTGCGGCGTAGCTTCAATAGCAATCGCGCCTCTTCGGTTCCGATCTTTCGGGTGTTCTGATTACCAACCTTGCGACTGACGAGTGCAGCGTAACCCTCTTTCTTGTATTGGTTAAACTTTTCGCGCAGACGGCTGTTGCGTAAGGTGTGCCCGTAGGCTTCGCGCAACTTATCACAAGTACCCTCTACAGCTTCCCAGACTTGTGCTTTGCGTATGAATCCACACTTGCTGTGTAGTGCTCGTGTATTGCTCTCTACACGTATCATCTCATTCATCACCTCGGCATTCAGCACATATTCGGCTTGCTTCTTGTCGGTCAATCCGCTTCCGTCGGGTAAGCGGTATTTGTCGCGGTAATACTCCACCGCTTTAGGATCGGGTATTAGAATGTTACTCATATATTGCTCTTTGATTTTTTGAACGGCATCAGGGTTGTGTGAATCATACACCTCGCGGACTGGATCATATAGAGAATCATAATCGATAAGTGCCTTCCTACCGTTTCCACCACGCTGAACAATACGAATTTTACCACATCGCACATACTTCTTATAAGTTGGTTCGCTAAGTATTCCACTTCCAACGAGTTCTCCGTATGTTACGCATCGTATATTTCCAAACATTTCCATATCACGTATATTTTTATTTTATATTTAGTACAAATTCCGGCTCCGCCCCGAAAAAGTAAGCTGCTCTGTAAAGCTCTTAACTTGCTGCTGTAAAACACACTCACTATTCTCACGAACCATGAGTGTTTTGCTACCTTTGTAGCATCGTTAAAAAACCATTATTATGAATTACTTTATGATTCGATTCACATTCCATCTCCCAAATCAGGATTCGATGGATATTGCTCGCAAAGAGTTCGGAGGTCTTCTAAGGAAATTGAACCTGAAATACAGAAGCGTAAATGATTTTGACGGTTATCAATGCTCATCCCGGTCAGATTCACGTCCTTGGGAACTCGATTTTTTAATATTGCCACCAGAATACCAGCAAGACACGTGTTGGGAAGCTCTTCGACTCCTGAGTGAATCATATTTAAAACCCTTTCAGGATGCTCATCCGGAATTGGGAGACGTAACCATATATAGGAATCTTCATAATTTTCCATTTCTAACGCAATTGACTTCGGACTGGTGGAAATAAGACCCTGTTCGGCTTCGTGGTATGACAGCAGATGTGTTCTTAGCTCTTCCAAATAATCTCTATTCATTACTCGGCCCTCCTTTCTTCATCCCAAGCCCTGCTAAGCAGCATTAGTACTGCCAACAATACGATTACCGATGCGGATAACGCATCCTTACGACTTACCTCAATACCATCAGCCAGATACAATGCCATAAACATCGCTACTACGGCTGCTACATTCTGAATCCAACGTAATGTTTTCATGATTTTACATTTTATTTAAAAACCGATCTTTTAATATCTCACGTTCCTGATCGCTCATCGGGAAAATATCCACGGACGGAATTTGGGTAAATTCACTTCTGATTACCGTCATTGTTATACTGCGTGCTAGTTCAAGTTTTCGCTCGCCTTCCTCACTGAGTTTCCATGCGGGGTGGTACTGTTCCAACTTTTCGACCTCTACCTTTTTGCCGTCATTGTAGGCAAGGATATGGGGATATGTCACACAGCAGCAACCATCGCTCAATTCAGCACCGATCAACACATTCCAATATGAATTACGGCCACTTTTGCTACCAATGGCAGACCACACGTCAAAAATCACAAATTGGGGAACACCCTCCTGATCGTACCCATCTACCACTACCACCTTGGCGTTGGCAGATGCCAATTTCTTGCACTCTTCTTTCCAGTAAATCATAATATGTACTATTTAAAAGTTACTACTTTTACCACATTACCTTTGGAGTCCAGTATCTTAGTTGATCTAACCTCCGATCCGGAATCACTCAGCAACTTTGCACCTAGTTCGCAAATAGCGACACTTCTCATTTGTGCAGCCTTTAGGCTGTTGCGTTTAAAACTCATGGCCAGGCTGACAGCCGATTTTTTCACACCGAACACTCTTGCCAAATAGGCATAAGCCTCACCTTTCTTTTTGGGGTCTTCCCAGTCAATTCTTTGCATATATCTACTGTTTTACGTTTGTTAGCTTATCAATCATTTCAGAAGCGTGTTCTAAAACCTTTTCCATACTTATTATTATTTAGAGTTTAATTCTTATCTTTGGACGATGTAAACCGATTTCACTACGTGTAATGGTATCACGATGCAAATGTATGCTAATAATATTTAGCATCAAAACAAATCACTAAATATTTTTAGTTATGGATAGTATTTTTAGTAGAATCAAGCTGTATATTGCTCATTTGGGTATTAGTAATAACGAATTTGGCCGTAATATCGACTGTTCAAGTGCACAAATAACCCAAATGTTGACCTATGAAAAGAATTTTGGAATCGATAAGTTGCTTAAAATAATAAGTAGATATCCAAACTTAAATTGTGATTGGCTTCTTACTGGTAAGGGATCAATGCTTCGCAATAAGAAAGAGGAATCTACTTCAGAACATATATCGCAAAATACTCAACCGGATTCGTCTATTCAAGAATCCTTTATATATAATATGTATAAAGAAGAAAAAGCAGAAAACAAATTATTAATAGAAGAGATAGGAGCACTGAAGCTAAAGATAAGCCAGTTGGAGGCGGGTTCCCTCAAAGGAAAGACAACTGCGAAGACTGCATCTACAAAGAATGCTTCTTCGCAGAAAATCGAAAATGTAGATTCTGCCAGTGCCCGGTAA